ACAGTTATTGTTGCTGCCCCAGTTAAAGCCGTTCCACCAGCATTGAGTAAAGACCAGTTTGCACCACCACCAGCAGGGGCCTCCCAAGCAAGTCCAGTAGCTTCGGAAGACTTCGCTACAAGTGTGTAGCCATTAGTTCCTACCGCTAGGCGACCTACCGTATTATCGGCAGTGCCTACTATGAGATCGCCTTTCGCATCTACAATAGACGCCGATATACCTGCGGCATCGCCAAAAAATAAGGCAGCTGAATCGCTTACAAAATATAGCGTTCCTGCGCTGTATTGAGCTAAGGCTAGAGATGCAGATGTGTTTACTGTTGCAGTACCAGCTGTAATCGTTGCTGTACCTGCTCCTCTATTTTGGATGACTAACGTATCTCCAGCGTCAAAAAGCCCACTATTAACCGTACAGGTCACAGATCCAGAGGTATTAAATTCTATGCGTGTGCCTTTATCCGCTGCCGCTAATGTGTAGTTAGCAGTCTTTACGCTAACGGTCTGGTTAAAGTCGTTAGCTTGAAGCGAATTTACCTGAGCTGCGGTAAGTACCTGCCCAGTGGTAAAGGTCTGTTTAGCCATATATCTCCTTAATAAGCGAGCGAGTCCTCATTTAGTAGGCCATCTACTAGAGAGTCTAGCACGAACCCACTCGCGAACGGTTGCGCGGTGGTAAAAGTGGTAGTAAAAGAATTAGGCGTAATGTCATAAGCGACGCCAGTTATTACGGTATCGCTTTCTACGTTGCCACCTTGCAGCACCTGTATTACGGTAATGGGATCATAGACGTCTAGCTCCAGAGCTGCAGTAACGCGGTCTGGGCTAGCGCCGTCGTATGCATCTAAGGTTAAAGATTCCAGGCGTAGGTCTGCTCCTACCTCCTGGCGACTTGCTACGATCATAAGCGCCTGATTTAAGGCATCTGTATCGGTCTGCGCTATGGAGCTACGGTTACGACTATGCTTAAAAAATGTATCGATGCTGTCTACGTTATTTACCGTCTGAGGTGTACCGCCAGTACGTGTAACAGTGCAGCTATTGATAAGTCCAAAATCTGATAAATCAAAAGCTACTTTTTGATAGGTAATAGTGCCAGGTAATCCAGTATCGCTAAACACTGTAGGTGTACCGCCAGAGGCTGTAATTATGTCCTCTCTGGATCTAAACGTGGCGTAGCCTTGCTGGTTGATATAAAAGGCTCCTAGATCTGTAGCTTCTACTGTCTGACAGGCTGATAGAGCTGTCCTAGTACTGCCTGTATCTGCCTGTACGGTCGTATCTGCAGTCGTAGATATAGAGCGCATACCGCCAGGCCACTCAGCGGCGTCTAAGATGCTAGTGATCCGCTGAGCTGTAGTCTGCCCAGCTGTCCCACCTGTAACAGTCGATATAGATGCCAGGTTTAATAATTGAAAACCATCTACGCAGTTAAGATCTACAAAGGCAGGATCGAATCCTGTAGGACTACTGTATTTCCAGGACTGTACGTACATAGATCCTAATGCGTACTCTTGTCCTCCAAAAGTACCTATAAATCTAATCTTACGCATCGGTAATATTTTTCCGTATAATGGACTTAACGTATTAGCAGGGTTAAATAAACCTGTCTCATCGATTAGGCGTACCGATGCAGTACCAGCCGTAAAGCTGTCAGAGGTACGATTATAGGCGCGTCTTATGCCAGTCTTTATTACGTATTGGCTTACGTCTACGATTTCCGATGCGCTCGTACCTAATACAGACTGGTCTAACGGTGTAGATGGATCGTCTAATACTAGGCTAGGGTCAAAGTTAGCACCGTTGCTAAAATCGATAAAACAGCTAAAAACAGCGCCAGTACTCATATAGCGCTAACGATTAAATCATTACCTGTTCGCTGTGTCTGGTAGACAGCATCCGTAACCGCAGCTACTAGGTCATTTTGTGATAATAGAGATCCTTCTATATTTACGTTTACTGTTACGCCTTCATCTCTAGCTCTAAAACTTGCAGGATCAAAAAATGCTGGTAAACCCATCCGTCTATCGCTTACGCCTGTCTCCTCAAAAAATCTAAATCTACCTGTATCTGGTATAAAAGGCGTCTTAAAAGGTTCGCCGCCTATCTCTCCAGGTAAATCTATGTAAGGTGGTTTAATAACTGGCGGTGTCGGTGGCAGTAAATCCTTACTCGTATCCTCGTCTTTTTTCCTAAATGCACCTGGATCAAAGGTAGGAGGCAGACCGCCAGACTTACTAGATCCCCCAGGTGTAGGTATGTTAGGCACGCTAATCGTCGCACCTATGCTAATGCTGTATTTACCCTCGATAATTGCTTTAAGTTTTGCAATTATGTCATCTAGATTATCTGTAAACTTTATGTCAGGTTTAAGAGCTGCTAGGGCGTCTATAGATGCTTTATCCGCTGCAAAACCAGCTGTTTTTAATAGCTGTAAAACTTTTTCTAAATTCATCGCATCGTCATAGCGTCCCTCTGTAGCAGCCTTTAGAGTCTTTATAGCCTCCTCGTCTGTCTGATAATCTGAAATCTTGAGCGCTGATAATTGCAATACGCGGTCTCTATCTGTCTGTGAAAGTTGACGACGTAACGCAGCCTGTAAATTAATCGCATCTATGTCGAACTTAAACTGTATAGAGTTACGTAATCTTTCAAGATCTGCGCTTCGCTTCTTTTCTTGCGCTCTTTTTGCCTCATCGCGTTTTAACCTTGCTATTTCTGCGGCTCTTTGTTTTGCTAAACCAGCCTCAACTTTTGCAAGTTTAACTAATTTACCTTGAGTCTCTAATTGCTTAGAGTAAGCATTAGCTGCTCGTACTCTGGCGTCCGTCTCAGCATCGGCGGCTCTGGCTGCAGGGCCAAAAGGATCTAAGCCTACTAAAGCATCTAAAGCATCAAGCAAGAATCTAATGACAGGGTTACTAGCTAAAGCCTCTAATTTATTTTCTAACGTTAAAACAGCTGCGGCGGCCTTACCTAAGGCTTCTCCTATTTTTTCGCCTAGCTCTATCATCTTTTGCTGAGTCTGCTCTATTGATAATCCAGAATCCTCTAAACCTTTTATTAAACCTCTACCTATGGCTACTTGAGTCTCCTCAAAAGCTACTTTTAATTTATCTATTTTTTCTGCAAAGGTGTCAGCTTGTTTTACGCCGAATTCTCCTTGCAAGGCAGCTAATACATCTTGAAAATTCTTACCTTCTAATTCAGCTTTCTCAAAACCTATTCTTAGTTTAACTAAAGCGTTAAAATCTCCTACAAAGGCTCGAGATAAAGCGTTAGTAACTTGCTCTAGCTCTAATCCCTTACGTCCGCTAATTTCAACTGCTAGGCCTAATAGTTTTTGAGCATCTGTTAAAGTGTATGTAGTCTGGATTAATTTTTGTAGTGATGGTATTAATTTATCTTGCGACGTACCAGTAGCTAGAGCTAGGCTACGAGTAAAATCCGTAGCCAGTGAGGTAGCAAAAGCTAGCCCTAAAGTGTTTAACTCTGATTCTAATTTTCTGGTAGATCTCTCTAGCTCTGCGAATTGTTGAGTCGATTTCTTTACAAAAGCAACTACAGCGGCAGCCGATAACGCTACCCCTAATGTCCTACCGAATTTTTGGAGACTCTTTATTGATTTTTTTGTACTTTTATCTAAATCCTTAAAGCCTTTATCCTTAAGGCGTGTAATGAAATCAACCGCTACCTCTTTACGCCCCATAACCATTAGCGGACACCTCTTACAAATTTAAGTAATCGCTGGTCTATTACTTTAGCGATTTCATTTCTAACCTTATCGCCTAATATAGCTTCTGCCTTATAAATTAAACGTTTAGGAGCGCCTGCGACTTTTGGAAAGAATATTCTAAAATCATCTTGAGCCTTATAGTTACGCGATACGCTTTTAGTCTTAGCTCGCGAGGTCTCTTTACCTGATCCTGCTAGCTCATAAATAGCACCGCCTGGTGTGCTGTTAACTAAAGCTAAAGCTGCTACTGCAACTTTATTATAGCCAAAAGGCGTCTTATTAATAGTAGTGCGTCTAATCTTTATGCCTCTAGCTACTATGGCAGGTTGCCAAGTCCAGCGCAGAGGATCTCTAGATCTGTGTATTTTGTCATTTATCCAGGCAGGAGATGAATAGTCTGGCGGCTGTTGAGCGAATACGTCCCTATCCTGATACTGAATAGTGCCAGGTACAAAAGTCTTAGCTAGTTGAGCCATAGGCTTTACGGCTTCATTTAGACCCTTATTAAAATCTTTTCTTAATTGCGGACTAATAGCTTTTAGCTCTTTTATCAATTTATCAAAATCCGCGATTAATATGGATTCACTAGCTCTAGCCACTAGCGCCTCCTTTTCATCGTGCGCGGTGTATTACGCGCCTGAGCCTGCTCCTGCAGGATAAACTTTATCGCTGCATATATAGCAGGGTCGCATTTTAGTAGCTCATTAGGTGAGATACTCGTCGCTACCGACACAGCTGCGACCTCCCATATGTCGCCGCGTCGGTCTATCCATTTTTTGAGTCAAAAACAAAATCTACGTCTTTATACTGATTCAAGAAATCGTCATCTAATGCCGCTGTAGTTTCTCCCTTAGCGGTTATTAAATAATGCGCGAACCACCATAAATCACTTTCACGCTGCTCCTCAATTAGTCGCTTACGCCATCCAGTCTTAAAGTGACTCTCAAAAGCCACCTTAGCCGCTGGCGTAAGCTCGTAATTTACCTCTTTACCGTCTTTTTTAGTTACTTTAATTAATTGCGTAGCCATTTATGTCCCCTATTCTAGTTAATTAAGATGTAGCTTTAGTAAGAGCAGTTACTGGAAGCGTAATCGATGCAGTCATTGGAGCATCGATAGAGCCGTTAATTGGCTGCCATTGTGCTACCAATACAGACATAGAATAGCGAGGGTTAGTCGCTGTAACAGTGCCTGAGACTGGTATTAATTGAAGCGCCAGTTTTGTACCTAGTGCATCCTCAAAAATTGAGTTTACGCTAGATGCAGCAAAATCGTTAAACACCTCTAAAGTTACGCTAGGACGTTCAATACCACCGATTAGGTTTTGTACTGAATCAGTCATAGCCGTAATTTCTACGGCGTCAATTTCTCGCGACAGGCTGACCGCGCTAACGAAAGTGGTAATAGTTGTAGTGCCTGCGACTACAGCTACTTTATTACCCATAAAGATCGCCATTTATTTCTCCTTTTATTTAGCCGATCAGTTCGACATTATACCGATACGCAAGGTAATCGATACTAGCCACCTGTACAGATCCAGCGGTAGCGGATGTTACGCGCAGGGTTTGGACAGCGCCGCTAAGTGTTGCATCTGCCTCGATCGCGGCTTTCACCGAGGTAGAACCTGTAGACGCTAGATAACCGTCTAGCTTTGTCTGTCCAGCTGACTCGCTCATACGTCCCACGATTAAAAGTATTGTACAGGTAGCGTTATCAAAACCGCGATTAAAGGTAGCGTCAAAATTTAGATCTAACTGACCCACTACCGCACCTGGAACGTTAACAGAGTCTGGAATATAATCGTAAGTTTTTAAGCCTGTAATAGTTGCTAGTCGCGCTTTCAGATTAGCGCGTACTGTTGATGGAACCATTAAGCGACTACCTCTTTTTTATAGGCTCTTACCATCGCAGTAACGTCTCGACCTAGTGGACTCATACGAACAGCTCCTAGATCTCCTAGACCTAAGATGCCCCCTGGAGAGTCTTTACGCTTATATAAATCAGCTGTAAGAATCTGGCAGGCTGTCTCTATATCATCTGGCACGCTAGGCCATCCCCATCTAGCAGTAACCTCAACGCCTGGACGTAGACCATTACTAAACAGTCCAGGAAATATAGGCCAGACATAAGAGGTGTTAACCATAGTTAGCTGAGTAAAAGGCCTGTTTAAGGATGAGGCAGTAAGAGGATCTAGTAAGAAATCTGTATTAAGAGTAAGGGTCGTCTCAAAGACGCCATCTCCATCGTCGTCTATTTTTACTACTAAGCCGCTACTAGTTCCAATATCATCGACATAAGTAAATAGCTCACTATAAGCGCGATACTGCCGCGCACTGGCATTAGCATCTAAATAAAATCGTCTGTTAGCGATGCGATCAATACTGCGAGAAGCTGACTCAATGAGTCCCTCTAATAATGTGTCGTCTGACGTGTCTGCAATACTTAAAAAAGTTTTCATCGCGTTAAGCGTGGTGTAACCGTTAGTTATAGCCATCCAGGAGCCTCATCGTCAATAGGGACAGGTATTTTCGAGAATAGGTCATTACTAAAGTGTTTTCGAATATCACTCATAGCACGCCCCTTAGATCCTGGATGGTTATAACCACTGGGAGGCCGTAGCCCCCCAGATGGTTTTATTAGCACTAGAAGCTAGGTGTAGCTAATCCAGTTCCGTTAATTTGTGCGAACGCTTTAGGATAACGTAGAGAGGTATACGCGAACATACCGTACATAACGATATTTAGCGCGACCTTTCCATTAGGTTCCTCGAACGTAACATATGTCGGACTACCAGTCTCCTCGAATAGGTGAGACTCGTTGAGGTCGACGATATGGATAGTGTCTTGGTTAGTACCAGTTCCAGCCGCAGTAGTGATATTTGCGTCTGTGATGACTGGTAGACCGAGAATTGAATAACCTGAGTTATTACCGTAGTTAGGGTATCCCTCACCTGAGCCAATGGCATTTACAGGATTATACGCAGTCGGTACGACTAGCGGACGACTCTGACTATCTAGACCAGAGAGTAGGAAACCTAAACGACGTGGATGCATAATAATCGCGTTAGGTGATGCGTAGATATTGCTCTGAATTTGTTGAATCGCATCTGCGAGCTTTGGATATAGACCTGCGACTGTACCAGTGGTAGCAGTGTAGGTTACTAAGATTCCTGTAGTCATATTCTGGATTCCTAGAGGTTGTCCATTAGATCCAGTTCCATTAAGTAGCAAGTTATCTAGCTCTGTGTGATATGCACGCATCAAGTCAGTCAATACGATCGACTCTAGGTTATATCCACGTAGTAGCGCTTGCTTGGAAACGCTGTTTTGACCTGCAACAGTATTTACGTTAATTGTAAGTGTACTGTCCTGAGGATCTGTAGATACAGCCGCTGTGTTTTGTGAAGTTTGAGCAGCGACGCCTGTACCAGTGCCAATTAGAGACAGCACGACCGACATACCCTGCGGTGGCAGCGTGTGACGACGTGATGCATCTGCAAAAGGACGACCAGCGCGTAGCTTAGGCGCATATAGATCTACTAAATATTGTGGTACTACTAAACCGCCAAAATTGGAGGTTCCAGCTGCGCGATACTCTACGTTCATCTCTTGCTGATGGCGGCGAATACGATCCGCTGCATCTACATCAGTGTTGAAATGAGCTTTTACGGCATCACTTAGGAAGCTGTATTCGCTGCGCTGTGAATATGTAACAGGTTCGCTAACTACTTTAATAGCTTCGCGCTTTTCGCTAGCTGGCTTTGTGCTATCTACCTTAGCGGCTAGATCTGCAGCCTTAGCGTTACGTAGTTCCATATCTGAAATCTGCTCGATTCTTTCGTCGAGCTTCTTTACTTCTAAATTAAGAGCTTCAATATTAGCTAGCTCTACTTCTGTCACGTCGCGAGTTTCATCTGCGGCGCGGTCTACGATCGTCTGGATCATAGAGGTCTTGGTCTCGCGCTTTTCGCGTAGACCGTCTAAAAAGTTATTTCCCACGTTTACTCTCCTAGAATAAAAGTTAATTATTTGTCGTAGAGGTGTCGATCTGTAACGTGGCGAGGTGTCGCATTATGCGAGGTGTCGCACCTGTTAAATCGAGGTGTCTTACTCTATGTATATCTTACTATATTTTGCGTAATAGTTTTAGTATTGCTAAGGCTCTGTCTGTCCTATTTTCGTTTTTCTTAGCTATGTTATCTGCCCACGATTTACCAGGATCTCCACCCCATAGAGCCCAGGCGATACGACCATTACTAGGGTAGCCATCCTCTCCTGGACTAAAGCCTTTACCTTTTTTATCTACTTCGTGACGAGCAAAAAAAGACCTCATACGTAATACAGTCTCTAAAGGTAAAGATTTACCACCTGCAATATCTCGCGCTCTGGCTATTCCTACAGCTGTACCACCGCGCCCATATTCTTTACGCCAGTCTAATCCGCGTTGAGCCTCAGCTCTCATAGATGCAGTAGGTTTATAGCTTTCCTGACGTTGCGCCATAGGTTGCCAGGCATTACAGTAATAATTAGCTGCTATCTCATCGTCCCATTTAATGCAATATCCCTCGACGTTGAAACCGCAATTACCGCAGTTACGACCCTCTGGGACATCTGGACTATCGGCAGGTCTGTAATTATCAGGTAAAGCTCTTTCGCCATACTCAGCTATATTTACCGCTGTTAATTGATCCTGCGCCTGCGCCTCTGTCCTATGACAGCCGATAAGCTCATTATTAGAGTCTTTTACGACTGCGTAACCATCGCACTCAGGATGATTATTTACGATGCTGTATGGCATCTAAAATCGCCTTAGCTGCATCGAGTCGAGGTGTGCCTATTGGCTCCTGAGAGCGTACGCCGTTAACAGTTGCTAGATCTCCATAAGCTCCAAAAGTAACTAGCGATACCTCTGCTAGATGAGCCTTTAATCTTTCTATAACGCCATCTGTACGCTTACGATTTTTAATCGGCATAAAACCTATAGAGAGCTGGTCTAGTGCGCCATCCTTAACTAGCTCTAGCGCATCATCTCCCTCGCGTGTGCGACTTACCTTGAATTCTGCGTAAAGTCCCTCGTCTGTCTCACGTAGGAGCGTGGCTCGTCCTATTGGACTTTTCGAATCGTGGTTACGTAATAACTTCACTCGATGGGCTGCCTTAATAACGTCAGCAAAAGCGCCTCGTCTAAATACCTCAGTAGTGTCACCGCTTACGCGTTGCTCTTTGTCATAAGGTACAGCGATACCATAAATGGTACGGCCTCCATTTTCATCCTCGCGGATTTCTAGATCTAATGCATAGCTGCGGATTTCATTAGTACTCATACGTCTAATTCATCCTCCTCGTCATATTCTGGAGCCTCGATAGTGTCTATAGGCTCATCATCTATACCCTGGATAGGGTCTCTATTTTCCATATCTCTCACCTCGTCTACAGTTAAGAAGCCGTTAGTAAGACCTACTGCGTGAGCTTGATAACGCGATAGCGTATCTGTACGTAATAGCGTGTCGTAATTAAATTTAGCTGTCTGACCTCTTACTAATAATTCCGATAACGCCTGCTCTATTCTTTCTGCGATCGGCTGTATTGACCATCGTACTAACTGTAGATTTTCTTGCTCTACGTTAGCGTAAGTACGAGAGCTATTAGGCGCACCTAAATAATATGCTGGTAGTCCTAGAATATTGGCAGCCTCTGTAAGTCCCTGTATCTGCGCCTCGATTAATTGTGACTCTTGCGCGTTAGATGAAAGTATTTCAAAGTCGGTCGTCGAATTTAATACGGCAGGCTGGCGGTTACGACCGCTGTACATAGATAGCCACGCTGTTTTAAGAGCGTCTGCCTCCTCCTGTGTTAGATCTGGATTACCAGATTTAATTACAGCTGTAGGATTAACACCGCCATCAAAGTAACGCGATGCATACTCATTAATAGCTATCTCTTTACCTATTGCCTGTTTTTGTGTCTCTACAATTCCACGTCCAAAAAATTCTCCAGGTAGCGTAAAGTTTTTAATATGTAATATATCGTCTGCCTCGTAAACTTGCTCATCAATTCTATAAACTATGCGACCATCTACGCGAGTAAGATTTACGCGATCGATAGCGACAGGGTAAAAGAAATCAGGTAAGCCATTAGCGCCACGTTCACCTAGTACAGCTATGTAATTACCATCTAAAATTAAAGAGGCAGCCATAGCGCTAATAGTTTCGATGCGCGTCTCTTGCGGATTAGGTTTAATTAATATCTGCGGTGTTGGTTTAACGATACGTCCATTACGGTAACTATGTAGACCTAGTGCGCCTATAGCATCTGCGATTAATGTAACACCGCGATAAATTGCTGGTACGCCTAGCGCTGTATTAGTATCGACGTAAGTACCTGACCAGTTAGCCTGGAAAGCTCTACCTACTCTACCTAGCGAATCTACGTAGCCAGATGATGTATAGACTACAGACGGCTGTATCTGCCGTTTAAGTAGTCGTCCTAGCATTATTTATTCCTTTTCTCCATAGCAATACCAAAGAGCATTAGAAAAGACCCTCCTAATACTATCGCAGATGGCGCATAAATTAAGTACGCACCTGCGGTTATGGCTATAGATCCTAAAAGTTGCAG